ACCCGTTCGTACCGTACGAACCGGGTACGAAAGGTACGAGAGTCCTTTAGGACTCGTACCTTTTGTACCGTACCCGAGGTTGAAACTTGAACCAGCCAAGACCGAGACCGTCTTCGGCCGGCGGATGGTCGAGGGGCTGGGCGAGGAAGGGTTCCGGGTGGCCAAGACCCTGCAGGCCCACTTCGGCGCCAAGGTCGTCCACTACCAGGACTCCAAGGGCGAGGTCGGCACCGACCCGAGGTGGCCGGTATGACCCAACAGCGAATCAACCTCAACCACACCGGGCCGCTCAAGTGGATGGATGACCCGTTCTGGGACAAGGTCTCGACCGATGGTCGGTTCTGTATCCGCGGGCAGCGCATCGGCGACAAGGTCGAGTACGTCGTCTGGAGGATGGGGCCGAACGGCAAGGTCATCCCGCGATGGATTGGCGTGGCTCCCTCCTTCGCCGAGGCCGTCGAGCTCGCCGAGAACGATCGGGGCGGCAAGGAGCCGTCCATCAACCTGCTCTGGAAGATGGCCGATGAACAGAAGCGCCCCTAAGCTCTGCCCGATCTGTCAGACCGAGAACACCGGCGGGCTTCCCCATCGATGGCACAAGGTGGCGCACCGGAAGAAGGCCTACGGGCTCGACCGTGTGGCTGAGATGGCGCAACAGACCATCGAGGCCAACCAGGTGAGGCTCATCGTCGGCGCTGCGGTCGATGCCTCGAGGGAGCCGGACGATTGGGACCCCGGCGCTACGAGAGCGGCCTACCATCGGGCCTACTACGCCAGGAACATCGAGCGTCGGCGTCAGCAGGCGAGAGACGCGAAACGTGCGCGCGCCATGTTGCGGAACTTGCGCCCCTTGATTGCCGGCCTCTGTCATGCGGTAGACTTGGGGCGACTGACCGCGAGGTGGTGATGGGCAAGCGACAGAGACAACGAGGCGCCGAGACCGAACGAGAGGTGTGCAAAATCATCACCGAATCGACCGGGTGGCAGACCAATCGCATTCTGGGGCAGGCCAGAGACGGCGGGGCTGATATCCGGCTCGCCCGATGGGTGCTCGAGGTCAAGCGCCGCAAGTCTATCGCGGTCTACGACTGGATCGACCAAGCGAAGGCGGCATGCGCGCCTTACGAAATCCCGGCGGTCGTGTGCCGTGGCGATAAGCGGGAGTTTCTGGTCATCCAGCGCCTCGACGACTGGCTCAACCTGGTCAAGCCGCAGCTACCAGAAAGATGAAGTGCCCGAAGTGCGCCAAGCCGTCCGAGGTCGTCAAGGTCTACCAGTTCCCGACCGAGGCTCGGCGTCGGCGAGAGTGCCTGACCTGCGGCCATCGGTTCACGACGGCTGAGAAGTTATGGCGCCGGATCTATGCCGAGGAGGTCAAGCATCGGCCGCCACCTCGAGCGAGCAGGCAGGAGCGAGCGGAACCCATGAAGCGACGCTGGTCGAACTTCGACGTGGTGCCGGTTGATGGCTACGACATGGACTTCGAAGACGTGAGCACCTATGTGCATGTGAGCGACTAATGGCAGGGACACCACGAAAGCGAGAGCGCCGAGACAAGGCGCGGCAGATCATCAGCTCGCCCGACTTCTGGGAACAGTTGTGGGTGCACCTTGCTGACGGCCATTCGCTTCGGTCTTTTATCAGCGGCAGCGAGGTTCCGTTCGCCATCCTCTGGGAGAAGATGCAGTCCGACCCGGCCTTGATGGAGCGGTACGAGATTGTCCGCAACGTGCGCGCCCTGGTGAACGCCGAGCGGATTGAGGCGCTGGCCGAGAAGGTCGAGCAGGAGCAGATGGACCCGAACGCCGCGAAGGTGGCGATGGGTGCGAGGCAGTGGCTTGCCGAGCGGATGGACCCGAAGCGCTGGGGCAACAAGATTCAGAGCGACGTGCGCATCACCGACACGACTGCGCTTCACCTTGCGGCGGTGCGCGACCTGATGCGGACGGTGAGCGTGCAGGAGCCCGAAAAGCTTACGCCAGGCGGGGCGTCGGACGACCTGCCTGCGCGCGATTCTTAAGACCGGCCTGTGGATAACTCTGTGGATAACCTGTGGACAACCTGTGGATAACTCACGGCCTGGCGATCAGCACGCGCTCGAGCACCGATGCGCACACGCGCGCGCGGCGCAAGTGCTTGATTCACAAGGGGTTGCGGTGCGTAGTGCGTATAATGCCCATTATGTTAACTCGGGCCCCTTTTGACCGCCCTGCGGACAATCCCCCCCTCTTCGACGGCGGGGGGCGCGTAAGTGCCTGATTCCACTAGGGGCAGCGCGGCGGGCGATTCCGGCCGGCCGCGAGACCCCCCCCGGCGGGTGGCCCCTGGCGGGGGGTCGGCGTTTGCGTAACCCCACACGGACCGTATGAAAAATTCTGAGAACCCGTACTTCGCCTTCGTCAAGCGCTACCACGCGGCCCCTGTGGCCTTCGTGGAGGAAGTCCTAGGCGTCACCCCCGACCCGTGGCAGCGCACGCTCCTGGGGCTTCTGGCTGCGGGAGAGCGCAAGATCAGCGTCCGCTCCGGCCACGGCACGGGCAAGTCCACGGTCGCCTCGTGGGCGATGCTCTGGTACATGCTCACGCGCGTGCCGGTCAAGGTCGTGGTCACGGCTCCGACGGCCTCGCAGTTGTTCGACGCCCTCTTCGGCGAGTGTCGCCGCTGGGCCAAGCTCTTGCCGCCGGCGGTGGGTGAACTGCTCGAGATCAAGAGCGACCGCATCGAGTTGAAGGCGAGCCCGGAGGAGGCGTTCATCTCGGCCCGCACCAGCCGCGCGGAGCAGCCGGACGCCTTGCAGGGCATCCACGCCGAGTTCGTGCTGTTGGTGGTGGACGAGGCCCCGGGCGTGAGCGAGGCCGTGTTCGAGTCTGCGGGTGGCTCGATGTCGGGCCACAGCGCGACGACGCTGCTGCTTGGGAACCCTACCCGGACGCAGGGGTATTTCTACGACACCTTCCACCGGCTGTCTGGCGAGTGGAAGAACCTGCATGTGAGCTGCCTAGACTCGCCGCGGGTGTCGCCCGAGTATGTGGCGGAGATGTCGAGCCGGTACGGGGAGGGGAGCAACGCCTACCGGGTGCGCGTCTTGGGCGAGTTCCCGGTGGCGGACGATGACACGCTGATCGGGCTGGAGCTCGCGCAGTCGGCGGTGGACCGGGATGTGGTGCAGAACCCCGGCGCGCCGGTGCTGTGGGGCCTCGACGTGGCGCGTTTCGGCGCGGACTCCTCGGCCTTGTGCAAGCGCCAGGCGAACGTGGTCGTGGCGCCGGTGAAGACGTGGAAGGGGCTGGACCTGATGTCGCTGACGGGCGCGGTGATGCACGAGTGGGAGTGCACCGACCACCGGGACCGTCCGGCGGAGATTCTGGTGGACAGCATCGGGCTGGGCGCGGGCGTGGTGGACCGGCTGCGGGAGTTGAAGCTGCCGGCGCGTGGGATCAACGTGGGCGAGTCGCCGGCCTTCAAGGGGCAGTACGCGAACCTGCGTGCGGAGCTCTGGGGCAAGGCGAAGGCGTGGCTGGAGGCGAAGAACTGCAAGCTGCCGCGGGACGAGCGCTTGGTGAATGAGCTATCCTCGCCGCGCTACTCGTTCATGTCGAACGGGAAGTTGCGCCTTGAGGGCAAGGACGACATGAAGCGCCGTGGGTTGGCGTCGCCTGACGTGGCGGATGCCTTCGTGCTGACGTTCGCGTCGGAGGCGGCGACGGGTGGTGGTGCGTATGCGCCGACGTGGCAGAAGGCGGTGAAGCGGCAGATCCGGGGAGTGGTATGAACTGGCGTGATTTCTTTCTGGTGGACCCGTACTCGGGTGCGAAGTTGGTCGAGCATGACTTGCAGGGCTGGGGGTCGGATGACCCGATGTTCGAGCAGGTCTTGGGGGCGGTGCGCCCCTCGACCATCATCGAGGTGGGCTCGTGGAAGGGGCGTTCGGCGGCGAACATGATGGCGATCTGCAAGCGGCTGGGGCTCGACGCGCGGTTGCTGTGCATCGACACTTGGCTCGGGTCGCATGAGAACTATGCGCGGCACGATGGGGACAATCGGTGGCTGCATGAGGCGCTGCGGCTGCAGGCGGGGTATCCGCGGCTGCACGAGTTGTTTTTGTCGAACATGATGCACTTGGGGTTGACGGAGCGCGTGACCCCCCTCCCCCTGCCGGCGACGATCGCGGCGCGGGTGGTGGCTGAAAAAAATGTCGTAGCGGACGTGATCTACATCGACGGCTCGCACGACTATGAGGATTGCAAGGCTGACCTTGCAAATTACTGGCCGACA